AGACCGGTCAATAAAGTCATGTAAGTTCCAATATTCATATTTTTATTCTCCTATTAATAGAAAATCTTTTGGTTTTATGTCTTCGTACGCCATTTCATCGGCAATGCACAATACTGATGAAGTACATTCATTTTTCGATTTAATCAATGGGGCGACCGAAATTCTTTGATCATAATCGACAAATTTATTGAAAATAAAACGAAGAATTTCCATGCGTTCCGAATGCGACGATGAACATGAACCATTCAGCGGACAGTAATCAAATACACGCGCAAAAAAGTCATCAGATTGCTCTTTTTTAGCTGTTTTGGAAAAGAAAATTTTCTGATCTTCTTTGCCTTGATCGTTCAAATAGAAAATTTGAGTGTTGAAAAATCCATCAAATGGCACGTGGAAAAACGCATACCTCAATTTGTCAAAAATCCGGAACGGACGCCCATTTTTGGAAAAAACTTCCACACAATTGCCAAACTTGAAGATTTGAACAATTGAACCGTTACAGTGCGAAATCAGATTCCATTTTTTATGACGCTCAAAAAATTCTTTTTTGAAACGAGTATAGGCAGGAATCTGGATGGAGGGAATGAAATTAAATCCAACAGCTGAATTGATAAGGTCGCAGTTCAATCCGAACAAATTTTTGTCAATGATGTCTTTCAACATCTTCCGGTTATCTTCCGATGCCCGATGCCAAAAATCGTACAATTCAGCAGTAATCTCTGCTTCCGAATAATTGAAATTTCTGGCCATCATCAAATATTCGACTGCGCCCCGCAAAGTAGAGATTGCATGCTTGGGAGATTTTTTAGGTTCGTCAAATATCTTCGGCAATTGGGCAAACACCTTAAATGGAGAATAAGACATTTGCAACAGCCACAGAAAATTGGCGTCCGACTTGTAATGACGGATCAAATCCTGTTTTTGCTTGACAGACAGCGAACTATTATTAAATTCATCAAACACAGTTCTGCCCTTCCTCATACTTTTCAATTGGTTAATTTAGAATAAAGGAAGGACAGTTTGCCGTCAATTTTCGCGGAAATCAGCAATGGCTTCATTAGCCTCTTTGCCAACCACTTCATCAAGATTGGCATTGCCGATGATTTTTAATTCATCAAAATCAAAAGGATCATAACTGCAATTTCCGGCATCAATGTAAATCCCTTCATGATCGGAAACTCTCATTACGCCCTTGATCTTTTGTTCTCCAATTACTCCACAAATAATATCTCCATCGTAAATATGGCGGTATCTCTTTCCTTCTGCAACCGGATGTTCATTAAAACCTGAATAATATTCTATTCGATAACGACGATCAGTGGCCAAAATAACAAAATGATCACCGCAATTTTTGATTTGAAACATTCGGCCACCACTATTGCGATAAGTTTTTTCCATCTTGTCATAAATTCGGAAAGATGCGATCATAATAAAATCCTCTGCGTTATTCTGTTTTTGATTTGCTTTCCTCTTCCGGTGCTAAAAAATTTCGGATCGAGATCTTCGATCACATATATTATAAACAACGGATTAATTTCGGTAAATTTCAATAATTCTTCAAAGCTTTTGTCTCCTCTTACTGCGGTAATTACTTCTCTGAATAAGTCATCATCGTGATTTTCTTCTTCTGGAAGCAGGTCAAAATATCTTAGTAAAACGCCTTTAGCTTCCACAGCCTCTGAAAGTTCAAAATTAAGTTCTCCTTTATTATTGAAAATTCTAAACAGCATTTTATGACGATTTTTTATCGATACAACGTTTTGGGCTGTCCAAAATTCCGGATTGAGATTTCTACTCAACATTATCAAAGTCGTATATCCGACGCCAGTAGCGATAAGCAAATGAAGAATTTTTTCAAAATGAGATTTAAAGTATTCGATTATCTTTTCTCCAATTTTCTCATCATCGTTTAAATCTATCTTAAAATGTTGCGATAAAATTCTTTTAGCCTCTGGAACATCCACGGTTTCCGATATTTTATCATATTGGTTAACTTCAATGCCGTATATCATAAACAGTAATTCCTGTTAAAAGTCGTTACTATTTAAAATAGCATTGAAATATGGCATTAGATTACATCCCCTCTATGATAGATTCAGGATTGGGATCATGCTCAGAGACGGTATGGGTTGATATTTCTGTCAATCTTAAACTGTTAACATCCATCTGATACGAAATTTTAGTTCCCATTCGTCCAAATCGATTTTTAATCAGTGTAAGATTTATTACACCAGACTCCGGACCGTTTGAAGTCAAAGCCCCAAGCATGTCAGTATGGTGTCCTGTCTGAGCAGAATCAGAAATGTTGGATAAATCGACATCCGGATTGTTAAATCCCTCACGGTTTGTCTGTGTAGCAGTAACGAACGGAATTTCATATTTGTAACTCAAAGCTCGAAGCTCTTTACAAACTTCACCAACTCGTTCATAAGAATTTGCATCCCGCTCCTGCTTATTAGGTATCATCAAGTTCAAATAATCGACAAAAACAATGTCGGGCTTTTGTCCCATCATCACAATCCGATCGATGTAGTTGGCAAGAGAAACCGCTTTCAAACTACTTGGAGGAAATTCTTTGATAATTAACTTCGAATTCGGTTGGCTTTCACGGATGTTGGCAACTTCATTTCTTATCAAATCCAAATTGGCAGGAAGCTGAAGCTGATTGATGTTCATCTGTGTCAAGTTGGCAGAAATTCGTCTGGCGTAAATCTGTTCAGTCATTTCGAGTGAAACGATCAATACTTTTTTACCGGATCGGATAAAATTGACAGCCAAATTATGCATCATCATCGATTTGCCAAGTCCTGGCTGGGCCATGAAGACAATCAAACATTTGCCATTAGTCGGAAATCCACCATTGGTTGCATAATCGAGTTCTGCATATCCAGTAGACATTCGAGATTCCGGATTCTGCAAATCAAAGATATGTTCTTCAATATCATTGAGGTAATCGAAACCGATATCAGTGTAAAAATCGATCGCTGAAATTCGCGCCATTTCTGACACGTAAGGAGAAGCGTCTCGTTCTTTTAAAATCTTATCAGCATTAGCAAAGATGAGATTGAAGAGCGATTTACTTCTGATGTAATTCTTAACCGCATCCCTGGAAAAATCTTCATCAATATCGAGCTTGAAATTGGCATAGCTAGGAAGTAGTTTGCTTTCTTCAGTCTTGCCAATCTTTTCCAGAATTTGAGAAGCAACTTCGATAGTCGGAATATTGCCATACTTCTTATAATAGGCATCGCCGACTCTCAACGCCTGTTTGATGGTTTCATTGTCAAACTGATCTGGAGAAAAATTTTCCGATATGAAATTGGCATAAGCTCGATCAGAAAAAAATTTCACCAAAATCAAACGTTCAACATATTCAGGAGGCAAATTCAAATCGATTGGCTGTTGTGTTTGATACTGCTTTTTCTGCAGTTCGTTCTTTTTTTCAGGCATGGAAAACGCTTCTCTTGCGAATTAGAATTTTTCTTTTATGAAGATAAAAATAAAAGAGGAGAAAATTTCTATTTCTCCTCTCTGATTCAGCATCATTGCTCGATTGTCATATGGGCAGTCGAATTCGAATTAATGTCGGCCTCGATTGCGCTCTTATACTCGGAACAATCTCCAGGCGATTGAGCGGCACTACCATAAGCCATATCGACTTTCGACTTTTTATTGATGATGGGAATCAATTTTTCCCACATCTTTTCAGATTCAGTTCCGCTCAAAATGTCTTTGGCGTACCACTTCTTGTCTCCGGAATATTCTGGTACTTTGTACATCGAGCTTTCTCGAACGATCAAATTGTAGCCTTCAGCAACTTCGAAAAGTCCAAAGTATTTGTCTTCTCCGGAGAAGAAGTTATTCATCGTCTTTGCTTCAAAGAATGGACGAACGAATCGGTTTTTAAAGGTGAAGAAAGTAAATTCGGAACCGGCATAAAAAACATCTTGATCGATTTCGCCGGTCATCTTGTCGGCCTTACGCGGGGTCGCTCTGGTAAGAATACTCACAGACGGCAAGTAGAGAACCTTGGAACCGCCATAAGTCGGCAAAACTTTGACCGGCGTCATCGAATAATTTTCATAAGTATGAGAAAGAATAATCGCGGCCGTATGAGTTTTCAAACAAGGAATTGTCATCAACGTCAACAAGTCTCCAATTTTTCTTGGCGTTCCCCCGACATCCTGGTTATTGACCCCCTTTGTGGCATCTTCAGCAAGTTTCTTCGAACGTAGACCGCCAATAGAATCAAAAACGATTAGAAATCTTGCTGTCGGATCGCTTTCCTGATATGCAGTAATAAAATCAAAAACTTTCTGCATATAGATAATTGCAGTTTCGGCATTAGGAATGAGAATTTGCTTGACTTTGGTCAAATCTTCGTCAGCAATCAAACCCATGACACTACCGCCTTCAGTATCAAAGACGAATACCGCTTTATAACCTTTTTTCAACGCTGATTTAATGGCACGAGCGGCATAAAAACTTTTGCCACCTTGCGAAGGACCGGAAATCAATGTGATGTATCCGGTAGGAAAACCGTTGTTGACATTTCCGGAAATAATCCGATTCAGCGCATAACATCCAGTATCAAGGTAATCCTCTGGAGCCGCATACTGTGATTCGGCAAAACTTTGCATTCCTGTTGCGGCGGCGAGTTCAGCAAATGCGGCTTGCGGATTAAATTTCTTTTCAGCCATTTCTTTTCTTCCTCTGATTAGACTTCAAATGTTTTGATGTCATAATTTTTAATTTTAACTCCATATCGCTCATTGTAAAGCGAACAACGCTGATTGAAATGCTTGGTCGAGTATTTTAAGTTAGAATAAATGTCAAATACTCTCAAGGAAATTTTTCCATCTTCAATTTTCAACCCTCTACCAATATTTTGCAGAACGGACGTACTGGCAGAACGAATAGAAATAAGAAAAATGTCAGAGAGTGAGCCTATGGTAATTCCAACGCCCATGCAGGCCGTGTTGGCAACCAAAATGGCATGGTTGTTTTTATTCATGGCGCTGACGATTTCCTTGCGATCTTTCTGCTTGACCTCGCCATCGACGTAAAATTTCGGACATCCATTGGCATTTATTCGGTCAAACAAATTGCGTCCATGTGCTATCCGATCAAACAAAATAAGTCGATTTCCGGCATTGATTTTTTCAACCATCTTTGCGACAAGCGAATTAAACGGTTCGGACAAGTTAAGAAACTGGCATTCCAAATCATACATATTTTCTTCGACAAAAATAGGATTGCCGACTTCATCGAATTCCATCGGTTTGCCAAATAAAGAAACCAGATCTGGCTTTTTTCGATATTTGATTTGAATAGGAATAATTTCAGGATGGGCGATGTAACCAGAATTGATAAGTTCAGTTGCAGGAACTGAATAAATTACCGGACCAAAAAGTTTCTTAATATTCCATTGATCTTTGACATCATCCGGCAACGTTCCAGTACATCCAAATTTGTATTTGGTTTCAAACATTTTTACAAATTTGGAAAGCCAAGAATTTACCGTACAACCCTGAACTTCATCGACAAATAAAATATCGATTTTTTTCGGTAATTCATCCAAATGTTTGCGAATCCATTGAGCATTAGAAATAATAAGTCGTTGTTTTCCGCATTCCTTGGGCAATTCTTTATTGGTTGAGCTAAATCGAATATATTCAGTTCCGTCAAGAATTCCACATTTGGTAAAATCGTCGAACATTTGAGAAACTAATTGTGTGTTAGGAACCATAAGAAGAGCCGTTTTGATGTCCTTCCGTTGCGCAAAAACACTTCTAAGTACCGCCGATAGGATGAAACTTTTTCCTCCACGCGTGGGTACTTCGAGAACGCCTCTTCCATATTTTAACATGACAAGTGCCGCTTCTTTCTGATAATCATATAATTGAATTTCAGAATTTAATGGCTCAGATAAGGGACAATCAGATAAATTTGGTCTGAAAATTTCAAAAAGTTCTTGAGCGATCTTGATTTCTGCTTCCGGGAAAAGCGCTTTGGCTCCGGCCACAATTTCCAACATCAAAGGAGTTTCAAAAGACCCGAAAGCGCTAACCGGGCAAATTAATCCGGTTCCATGCGGTTGATATCTGGCATTTGGATCAATCGAAGTAAATCGAGATCGAATGGAATCTAAAACATTGTTTTCACATTCGATTTGCGTCCGGCTCTTATTGAGTTTTACGAATTTGATTTGCATAATTGTGACTGCCGTTTTCTTCCGTGAATTCCCAACGTAAATTTATAAACAATCTTGTTTTGATAACGTTCATTTGTTTCCGATATATCATAAAATACGCGCTTTTTAATATATTCAATATTCTGCGAATCGAAAAAATTTTTCATATGAATATAGAAATGAGTACCGTCTTTTTGAATTTTGAATCCTCGTGGTTCCAATTTATCGCAAATGACAGCGGCCATGTTTCCATTAGAAATCATTGAAAACAGTGCACTTTGGCCTTCTTGCAATTCAAGCAATTCGGCCGCTTTTAACGTGAACCCCAATCTGCCATTAAGTTGGATACATGCCCTCGTATTTGGTCTATATTTTGAAGCATCGATGATTTTGTTTTCATTAAACAGCATGACTGATTGTCTCTTTTCAATTAGAATAAAATCGATGGGCGAAGAGAAAAATTCTTCGCCCATCGATTAAAATAATTTTATGCTTCAAAAATTGTTAAACATTTTGCCATGTAAGTGCGTCTCTAAACATACCACCAGACGGATAAATTGCTCCAAAATAACCTTCTATACGATTTGTTCCAATATTTGTCCAATGCCATCGACAAAAATATCGCATTGATAAATCAAGTTCTGGCAAAATCGAAATGAATTGATAGTCATCGGCACTGATATATCCATCAGATGGAACATTGACAAAAATGGCCATATTTTTCTTTGATTCATCGTCAGGCGGCGAATTAGGAAACAGCAACATTCGCATTCTCGATGCTTCATCCGCTGTGTCATAAATTTTTGCGGTTTTGCCAAAAGATGAACTTAAAGAAAATTCAATTTTCAACCGGGACGGAGTGTTTGGTATTTCCAAATGAATTGCCGGAGGGAGCCGATTATAAATGAGTTCAGAAAAATCCCAGCAATTTCTGGCGGCGTTGTAGATATAAGTGATACCATTTTGATTGAATGTATCGCCATCATTCCATGGTTTTGGTGGATAATTTATCATTTCGGATCACTCCTGAATTTTATTTGCCAAAGTTGTCATTTTCACATTAACACCAGAAACCCTTCGCCATTGATGGCTTCCGTCTTTGTTTATTTCTAATTGGTAAATTGGAAGATTTGGAAGATCGGTGCGAATGAATAAAGATCCATTAACATAATCGGTTTCTATAGATATATTGGGAAAATCTTCCCCTCTGCCAATTTTAGGCGTTGTCATTTTCAGATGTTCCTTCTTCAACGACCGGATGTAAGACAGATTCAAAAAGTTCATGAATTTTGTCTAAAATTTGTCCTTTTTCATCGATATCTCGCCATTGGTAGTCTTCCATGGCATTAATTGCCATTTTTTCTTCATCATACTTGAATAAACGTCCAGTTTGTCTGATCTTTTCTCGTTCTTCAGAAAATTTTTTATAAAATGCAGAAAAGTCATTGATATTATTAATGGTGAGATAGTTATCTCCTGACCCTTTAATATCAAATGGAAATTCAATCAAATTCATCGACAATTTAGCGGCGATTTCTGACCATTTTAATTGCGATTTATCATCTGTATAAAAAACTATGCCATTAAAAGTAAAACTTCCATTGCGAATTTGTAATGAAATTTCACGATCAATTGCTTTAAGTATTCTATTAAAAAGCAATTCATTATCAAAAGGAATTTTCAACCATTTTTGCGATTCAGCATTAAACTGTAACTTGCACTTTTTGTTTTTCCAATCGGCAATTGCTGTTTTTGATGGCGCTTTTGTTACATTGGTAGCAAAAGCCATTAGCATTTCCAAAAGTTCTCCATCAACATCAGAAATTCTGACTAAAAAATTGTCGGTGTTGCATTCATAAACTCTCATATTAATCCTCGACGTAAGATTTTATAGGATTGCCGTTTTGTAATATATCTTTGCTGTCTCTAGTATATTTTGCCAAAATGTTTGGCATTATCCAATAAGAGCCATTGGTGGGATCGTCGATAAATTGTGCGCTGACGCCATTAATGTCAGTTTGACTACGATTTACCTTCGTTATTGGCTTTACACCAGTAACATAATTGCCGCCAGATATCTGATGGACAGTAAACCATGCGACATTGAGTCCCCAAGCGCCACCGTCATTTACCTCATATCGGTGGTTCCAACTAACTCCTACCTTTTGGCCAGCTTGAATGAATTTAATGCATTTAACTGTCGTACTGCTGTAAGAGCCGCCATGAGAGCCACCTCCAACATAATCTCCAAGATAGCCATCTGGCATAATGCTTGCACCACCGACGGTCAATATGCCCCATACGTGGTTGTTGGAATCTCCAGAATGTTCTGTGAAATGCCATGTGAATTCATAATACCCGCTATAATGCGGTTTAAAATACTTATATGTGCCTTTCGCCCATGTTGCGCCGTCGCCGTCGCCTTCGCCGTCGCCTCCTTCTTCGACGTAATGTATTGAACCTTTTATATATGTTCCACAGCTGAAAATGAGTTTTGATTGAGTCAATGACGAAGAACTGTCGTTTATGTCTGCCGCCGTATCGACGTTTATACCTATCGACGGAATTTTGAGTGATGGAATCACCACATGCGGCAAATAAATTCTGGCAAGGCGCTCTTTATCCTTGATATTTTTAATTGAATCAAATGAATCAAACTGCCAATCGCCGTATTCAATATGAACATTGGTGTTATTAGCATTTTCAACCGGATGCCCAAGTTTGTAATAAACGGCCGATTTTGTCATATCTTCATTAATCAGCACGAGACGGATCGTAGAGAAGAAACCTTTATGCATGATATCTGGTTCATTGTTAACTTCATAAACCGCCCCGATCCAATAGACTGGTTCCCATGCTGAGCAGAGATCAATCCGTTTATTTTCATCAATATCAAGAAAATTTTCATCGGACACGTCAGAATTAAAAATCCTTGGCTTAGTCCATGCAACTTCTTCATATCTTGCCGTATTTCCCCAAAATTCTCCATTAACATATTTGGAACCGTTTCCGGAATTGTTAAGATCACTTTCGGAATTAGTTGTGTACTCTGAATCACTAACATTAGTAATTGAAGCAGAAGCGCTACGATCAACGTTAGAGCTAATGAGCGTTTTAAGATCATAGCCTTTATATGATCTGCCTAAACGGTCTCTTAAATATGTCGATGGTAAAAATGACGGATATGATCCGCGTTCCCAAAATGCTATGTAACGTCCGCTGGGCAACGTTTCTGGATTAACATCTTCATCAATTCTAATTAAATCGGTTCCACCTTCTATAAATGAACCTCCAATGGCTTTGGAAACTGTGTCATATCCGCCATTTCCGGTTGGAGTTATAAATTTGATTTTTCCATTTCCGGTAGCAAAAGAATTACGCCATACTCCAACAGAGAGTAAATCATTTCCCTGATAGGCACGTCCATAATCGTATGGACTCCACGTATTTGTGCTGATATTCTTTTTGCCACTTGTCGGATTGCTAACATCATATGGTAATACGCTTACAACTTCTCCGGTAACAGCGTTTCTAAACGTATTGCCTCTGTTGATTACTTCAAGATGACTTTTGTCTCTTCCGGCAATATTAAATCTTGGACTGTTCTGGATGATGTTTAATTTTGTTGAAAATTTGTTTGCAATGCTATTCCCGGCTGATCCTGACGAACGCGGAAAATCTTTATTGTCGGTAACATCACCAATGATGCATTTTTCAAATTTTACATCAGAATTACTGGCGATAACTCCATACTTTCCCCAGAAATTGCTATCAAATGAATCGACATCAGTATCATCGATATTTGTAGCTTCGTAAGGATCAATGCCATGCTTAAATAATGTCTCTATTTCATCAAAATCAAGAGCGATGTTATATAGCATCAAATTTCTAAGTGTACCGCGATAAAAATAACTGTACGATGGGATATTGTCTTCGGAACTTGTTAAGCAACCTCCAAATGTCCATTGATTTGATGCTCCGGCAGGCCCATTGGCACGATTTCTGACAGCGCTGGCATCCATGTTAACGATGCCAGTCCAATAGTGGTTAAATTGTCCATCACCGCTGATGACAACATTACCACCGCCATCAATTTCAGTAGCGGTATCATTATATAAAATATGAATAGAACATTCGGAAGTCGGGCCATCAGCACCTTCACCGTGTTTCATCACAATCACATGCAACGCCCAAACGCCCAATGGCTGATCAAAAGGAATATCAGAACCGTCTCTGACAAGTTCCGTGGAAGTCGATGCTGTTTTCTTTTTCCATAAATCCAAATTTATAGAATGGCCAGCATTTTTGAATTCGTCAGCATGAGCAATTGTAGTTGTGTGCCCAGCAGTATAGAATATGTATCCTTCATCACGATTATCTGCCAATACTGCGTTATTGGTAATATAAGTTCGTGAAATTGTTTCTCCATCCGGTTCGGTGACACTTACACCATCTGATGATTGGTCATTATTGGATATTGTGCATGCCCAAAAAGCAAGAGTCACAGTTTGATTGCCGCCATAAAATGCTTGATTAAGCATAGAAGACAACGCCGCATCGCAAGTGACAACATTGCCATTAAATTGCAGACCGCAGTGGGCGTTAACACCGCTAGATGGCGCATTTTCATAGACTGCCCCATTTCCAACTAGTCGAATTCCATCAACTCTGCTAATTTCACTGAATAAATTTTTCTCAAATGGAATAAACAAATTGATACGATCTTTTTTTACATACCAACTGTCATTGAATTTAGATTTTGCCATGATTATACCTCAATATCCAATACAACAATGTCTAATCAAAACATCACCGCAGTCCTCAACGTTGATGGCCCTACGAATGTTTAGCATTGTCCATTCACCGTTGCTGTCATGCTTTGTCATGCAGGATTTGTCTTCATTATCCTGATAAATTACATCGAGGGTGGGATTTGATGGCCGATCTGTAACCGATAATGGAGTAGAGCTAATATGATCAATACAAATGGTACATTGCCTAATAATTGTTCTACACTTGCATCTTTCTATGCTAACGGTATAAGGCATCAGTTCATTTCCCATTAGACAAATGCGTTGATTGACTGCCGAGGAGTCGTGCTGAGTATTAGGAGGAACGCCACTTTCACCAGCATATGCAGGTGGGCTTTCAAGAACCAAATTTCCTCCATAAAAACCGCGAAGAGTTAAAATTCGATCCATTCTAATCAATTGAAGTGCAGTGGGATTGGTGTTAAGACCGTCATTTATCTGAATGCGGAAAATTAAAGTGTGACCGCCCAAATTTCTTGGCTGTTCATCAATCAATGTTTGCCACCCTTTTTTAAGATAATTCCCATATTTCGGATCGTTATGATCTGTGACCATTATATCATCAAAAACCCCGCTGTATTCAGCAGGTGTTTCCGCACTCGTGCCTCCACACGACAAAATGACCATACGATCGCCGCTTAAATGAGTTTCATCTGATGCAATGTTACCACTGTTATGAATTAATTCATTGGTAATATGATCGGTAACCGTGTTATCAAGATATACGTCGTTACGATAAAAACGGTAAAATACGCGATTAAAAGTTTGATCGGTAACGTATTCGTTTCCTCGGCAACGCAATTGATCGTAATTATTAAAAGGTAATGACATGACGGCAATCCTCTAATTTAATTAATTTTTGCCAACACTATTTATCGATCGCTATTTTAATTGTATCATAATGTAAAATAAAAATCAGGATAAAATATGGAAACAATTTTTGATATTTACAAAGATTTATACACCAAGCAAAGCGGTGGTTCTTTATGCGAACGCCCGGAATTTTCAAAAATATGGAATACCTATATGATGGCGAAGATTCTACGTATGAATCCAGAAACTGTCAGCTTAGCTTTAAAGGTTCAAATATTAGAACGAGCCGGATTTTTACCCAAAGACATCTATCGATTTCTTTATGCACGACTTCCCCAAAAATTCAGAGCGCCGTTTTTCAAATTTGTCAAACGCCCCAAAAAAGAAACAGAAAGCAAAAAGAGCAAAAATCGAAATCTCGATGACGAAGGTTATTTGATTATTTGATAAATAAACGTCGTAGATCAAACGGAGAAATACGACATGGATGGAACTACCTCGTCTGGAAATGCTACGGCGCTGTCTGTTTCCGATCCTTCAAATTCGGAAGCTGTCTTCGTTCCCTTTTTAAAAAAGAATGAAAAACGCAAGTCTAACATATTGAAAAGGAGTAAATTAAACATGAAGGACATCTTAAATTCTCTCAAGAACGGTGATAGCAATGCCGTCAGCAAAGCTCTTATCGAATCACTGAACGAATCAGAAAACAGTCCGGCAAAGAAAATTGCCAAGCAAAAGACTTTGATGGAATGTAAGAAAAACAAGGATAAGTTCAAAGCCATTCTGGCCGCAAAAGCGGCGGCCAAGAAAGGCAATGAAAAGGATGAAAAACCGGAGGATGCGCCCCCGGCTAAGAAAAACGATGTTAAATCTACCCTTGCGGCAAAGTTAGCCGCTCGTAGAAACAAGCCTCAAACCGATGAAAAGAGCGAGAAGCAAGTTTCTGAGCGAATCAACGAAGCGGCTGAACACATTCGTTCAATCCGCAATGCTAAAAAAGCCAAGCAGATCAATGAAGCCATAAAGAGGATTAAGGAGCATAAAAAGAAGCGTCTCGATGAATCCCGCAATGAAGAAGAATGGAATCTCATCCGTCTGATTAAAAAGCGGAATAAGCTCAATGAAGATACCGTTGAATGCGGTAACTGCGATAAAATCATTGTTGGTATTGCTATCGATTTAGACAAAATTTACAAGGCAACGAGCGAAGATCGAAATGACGATCATTCTAAGCCTTCAAAATTTGAAATGATCGAAATGCTTTCTACTTTTGCTCATGACAAGTGCGGCGTTAAAATGGTTTTTGATTTTGATCAAAGTACCGACAGATTTGTTTTTGGCAAAGAGTTGGATGATGACAAACTTTCCATTTCTGATGCCAAGACCGCCGTTTATGCTTGTCTCGATGCTTTTGTCAATTATATGAAAGATTCCGGTATTGATACCAATGATGTTGATACCAAATGCAAGATTTTTTATCTGACTTTCTAAGGAGAACATAAAATGCCTAGACTCACCCCTTCACAGCCAAATCGTCCTATTGTCGGTTTCATTGCCGGAGCTTTTCGGCCGCCGAATTACCGTCATTGGCAAATGATTTCTTATTTTTCTGATCTCATTGGCTCCAATGGGACTTTGGTGGTGGTTGTTTCTAATCCCAAGGCTGAAAAGTCAAAGCACCGTATGGGCGATGGCTCGGAAATTACTACTTTACAAGCCGTTGAAGTCTTGGAAATTTTCCGGGACGCCGAACATCGTGATAATGTGATCATCATGGAATCTGACAGCCCATCCCCAGTGGCTTCGGTTTACGGTATGATTACCGATCCGGATGTGGTTGCCGATTCTGATGTATTGATCGGTTGTTATAAAGATGAAAAAGATCTGGGTAAATGGGCGAGACTTCCGCAAATGATTGCGGAAAAGAACCCCGGTGTAACTCTTATCGACCCGGCGAAATATGCTTATCGACGTTCTTATGAAAATTATGCTCACGCTGTTTCTCAACTTCAACGTCGCTCCAATGGAGAAATTCTCGTTGATGAAGGAAGTGTCCTTCCTCCTTTTCTCTCCGATCGAGACAAGAAACGTTGCTTGAAGCTCATCTATGGAGAAGAAGGAGCTTTCAAAGATGTCGATACAGAAGGCAACAAGACCAAGTACGACAATGATGAAGAAAGTCAAGAACCAGTCAATGAATCTGAAGATGACGATCTGAAACATTGCTCGTGGTGTGGAGGAGAATTTGAGGAAACGGAACTTCGTAAGGAATCCGATCTCGGCCTTCTCTGTAATAGTTGCATCAGAGCAATCGAATCTCGCGGGTTATCTCTGAACTTTGAAGAAGATTGATCGCTAAAACATCTAAACAAATTTTGAGGGTTAGGAAATTGCTTTCCTAACCCTCAATTTTTATCAAAATTTATTTATCGGGATTCGGCTTCGATCAATTTGATGCAATTGCCAATATCAAATCCGAATTTATCGACAATCGAATTCACAACTGATTTCATAAAATCAACTATCTGTTCCTGTTCTTCAATGGCCGCTTTAATTGTCACCAATTTTCCTGGAGAACCGTCCGGCTGATTTTGCATCAAATCATTTTCACATTGAAAACGTGGCCGTGTCGGATTCATACGCTGAACGCTGTCGATAAGTTGCTTTTCTGCGGCTTTCAACTGCTTTAGACGTTTATTCTCGTCATGATAAGTACGAAGCCATTTAACCTTAATTGCCGGACATTTGAGAGATTTTTCTCTGATGTTTACCGGATTTAATTCCACGTCAGATGCCAATTGATTATACAAAGATTCGAAACGCTCATTAGCCATATATTGTTCCTCCTTAATTTTAGAATAAAAAGAAGGCGCAGAAGCGTCAATTTCGCTTCTGCGCCTTTAAATGAGGCAACTGATTTATCAGATAACCATCTTCGCAATTTCGGAGAGATTGGCCCCGGTGTTGGTCGCAACCACATCGGTGATAACAAATTCGCCTTCCTTAACCGGTTGAATGAGAGCCGCCGCTCTAAATTCATTGGCATCGATAACAGCCGGTGTATTGTTGGTTTCATCGCAAATCGGCAAATAATCATAAATGCCGTCGCGAGTTTTAATGTCGGCAAGATAAGGATCGACAATATCAACCCACAAACGCCTATTGTAGATCGAATTGCCCTTACCAATGAACCTGCGCCCGACATTGTAAAGGAATCGTTCAATCCGCAAAAGCGAACGTCTGACATTAATGCGATCAAATGCTCCAGATTTCTTTTGAGTGGTTTTTTGCCCCCAAATGATGTATCCGTCAGAAGCAAAGTGCTTAATGTAATTGATGCTCTTTGGATAAAGGTAGGATTCCTCTTCTTCGCTGGGATAAAGCGATAATCCAACAACACCGGAAAGAGCACCACGCTCAAGGAAAGCGGGTGAATTCCATGGATTGTACTGCAAATCACAGCGGCAACAAACCGCCGCAACAAAACAGCTCGGAGGAACCCAAGTATCCTTGCCAGTGTATGGATTGTTAACTAACAACCAATTAGCATAAGTTGCTGAATAGGACGAATTAAGCGCCGCCGCAACTGCCGCAAATCCGGTTGCCAAGGTATTGCCAAAAGTTTTGTCGATGTCATACTTGGATATGAGAGGTGAACTACCATTGAGCGTTGCATTGCGCGGAGCATCAATGATGGCCATGCAATCCTTACGCTTGCCTGAGCAAAAAGCGTCGAGAGCGTTTGCCATTCCAATCCAAGTAGAAATTTGTTGCGGATTTGAAATGCCATTGGCATAACTATCATCCGTATCAAAATCCGGATCAAAATAATTGCCATTGGTTCCATCACAAAATTCAGCAACAGTAGTAAGACCGGCGTCGCAAACCACATCAATTTGCTGTTCATCGATGTTGGAGATTTTGTCAAAAATCTTTTTGACTTCTCCAACCAACTTGCCGCCTTCAATTATTTTGGCATCCGAACCATAGCCGAAGCTGGTAGTGGTCCATTCTCCGCTATTCTTAACATAGAGCAAATCGCCAGCCGAACCCCTAATCGGAAGTTGAAGTTTACCAGTGGTGACATCATCGGTTTGGTTTTTGTTGTTAGCGATTATCTTGATGTAAGATGAAGATGAATTAACAACATCGACGATGTATTGGCTTTGCAACGTCACCGGATTATTATAAGGAACCACGCAACCGACAAACGATTCAAGAATTTCAACAACATTGCGATTCACCGCCGAATCAGAAGCGGTCACCCGGCAAACGGCAATGCCAATAAAGTTGTTGTATTCATAATTGATCAACTGGTTATAATCCGCATCGCCACCACCGGTCAAAGTAATTTCATAAGCCGGGAAAAGTTGAGCTAATCGACGGCTAATAGAATCAGTGAAAATATTGCCGTAAAGTTCGACCGCATACGCATCATTATCAAACTCTGTATTGGTGTCAATCTTAAGTTTGGAAATGATATCGATATTGAGCGATCTTAATTTATCAGCATTACTGCTGTCGATCAAAAGTTGCTGTATCTGTAACGCTCGAAGCGGATCAAAAATGACCGTAAAAACACTTCCACGATGATATTGATCATCTTGCACTGACTTCTTAATGTCAGCAATAAAGAAGTTACAATTGGCAACTTCATCACTTGCATCATCAGATGGCCTCGTAAAATCACCGGTGGCATCCATTTTGATGAAGTATTCATTGGAAACTGTCGCGTTTCTAATTTCAATGGGACGAAAGCCAGCATTGCTTTCCAACGTTTTGTAAGCATTTAACATGCTAGAAACCGAAGCAACGTCGCTTGAAACTGATGCATCAGCGGATGTTGCAATTGAAAGCGCAATACCTTTATAGTTTTGACTTTGCTCGTTAGCATACGGCAAACGAGTGACCAAAGCCACACCGCCTTCGGTAAGCACGTTGTCAACAGCCAAATAGGTGTAAAATTCAGCGTCGTTCAACGGCTTGCCAAAAGTATTAATGTAAGCGGTTGTGGAGTAAATCAACGTGGGAACGCCGATTTCACCTTTATTGGTAAAGCCCTGAACCGCCACCACAGTTCCGGTTGAATTTTGCACAACCTCGGTAACGTCTCGTTCCCGAACTTCCGAACTGGGGAAATCATTTCTCCTAACTGCCATGATGATATCTCCTTATGTTTAAGAGTAGGCGTTTAAAACTACCATTTATTTATCAATCATGTCAAAATATAAAATTTGGGAACCGATCAAATTCAACCGATTCCCAAATTTTTAATATTTAATATTTAATTCAGGCGATCACAACGCGAGTAATAAAATTGACCTTTTCTCCGTTCTTGCGAAGAATGCGATTGAAATTACCAACATAGGACTTGCATTTGTTATAATTTTTTTTTTGAGAACTTTAACGGTCTTTTGCATTTTTATTCCTTATCAATGATTTCTAATTTACAATACATAAAGAAGATAATAGATCGTCAATATACAAAAAAGGCCGGGGAATCCCCGGCCCAAATTTATCAATGATTTACATAGCAATCGAACGCCATTTATATTTCTTTTCCACGATGATTTCTTTGGAAAATTTAGCCATAATATCATCATCGCAGAAGAAATATCCACCAATTTTTTCCGGAGCGCCTTCAAAAGAAGTTAAGCCATTGTTACCACAATAAAAGCTTTCTCCAACTTCTTTAGGAGCACCTTCAAAGGTTGTCAAAGTCGGATTATCAGCACAACTAAATTTGGCTCCAACTTTTTCCGGAGCACCCTTAAGAGAAGTAAGTTTATTATTACCACAATAAAAACTTCCTCCAACTTCCTTAGGAGCACCTTCAAGAGAAGTTAAATTGCCAAAAGAGCACCAAAAATCGCCACCAACATTTTTCGGAGCGCCTTCAAGAGAAATAAGTTTGTCATTATAACGGCAATCGAAATCGCCATGCACAATTTCTGGAGCGCCTTCAAGAGAAGTGATGGCATTGTGGGTACAATCAAAATCGCCTTCAACTTCCTTTGGAGCACCCTCAAGAGAAGTCAACTGATTAATAATGCAAGTAAATGTTCCCCTAACCTTTTCCGGAGCGCCTTCAAGAGAAGTCAGTTTATTACTAGAACAATTGAAATCGCCATTTACAACTTTGGGAGCGCCTTTGAGAGAAGTGATATCATTGGAAGGAAATTCAATATCTCCATCATACGTTTCACCAGTCATATCACGACCGGCCCAATCAGCAAAGGTCCATTCCTTGGCATCTTTGGGCCGTTTATTGCGCTGAAGATCATTAGATTCTGATTCGTTTAAAGATTTTGCTAAGTCTTTTCGAATAATTGCTTCATTAAGATTGCCCATAATAAAAAACTCCTTATGCAAATTGCATTTATTTATAGAATTGCACCATTTCCTGTAACTCATTAGACAATCGGCGAATCCTTTCGGCCAATTTCAACAATTCTTCTTTATTTCCTACAAAAAACGGCGTTTTCTTTTCTCCAAAACCATTTTTAATCATAACTTCATACCTATTCCCATTCTTAGAAATGGAAAGATGACTATATTCTTTTAAATCGTCGATGAAATTTTCAGGAATTGCTTTTTTCATTTTTAATCATTCAAAGTAGTTGCCATTCCCCCCGCTTTCTCAATTTGAAGCAAAGCGGCAAAGAATTGAATTTCAGGATCGGAAACGCTTTTCATTTTATAAATGGCATCAGCCAAAATCATTTGGGCGTTAGGATGATTATACAAGTTTCTGAACATCGTTCCGGCCAACAATTCAAAATCACCGTTAAAACCATCGAATTTACTCATATAAAATTCACTGGCTTTAGTTGGGGATTTTGAATCTTTCAAAATTCTGATGATTTCCAAAGCAATTGTTTCTGCTTCAGTCTGAACTTTGGCGGTTTTTACCGGCTTCATCACACCATCATTCGACCACAATTCCAACTGTCGAACAATAGAGCGAATATCAGGGATGTTATTGATTATGATTTCTTCATAAAATTTGGACAGTGTTTCCTTATCAAACTTTATATTTTCGGCTTTAAGTATCTGAACACAGCGTTTCAAAACGTCCGTAGCACCAAAAGTCAGATGAATTGGAGTGCATCTACTCTGCAAAGCGTTAGTGATGTTGCCCAAATGATTGCAAGTTAGGATGAAAATGGTGTCGGCAACCTCCATCACTGAACGAAGCGCTTTCTGTGCCGAATTTACTTCAGTTCCGGAAGCAGATCCGGAAAGCGAATCGGCCTCATCAAGAATGACGATTTTGATCTTATCGGGTTGATAGGCTTCAATGAAGTCGGAAAGCTGATTACGAACCATTTCGACCGAACCATTGACGCCGCATTTAATAAACATGGAATAACAATCGTCTCCCAATTCAGAAACGATCATTTTAGCAAGCGTGGTCTTTCCCATTCCTTGAGTTCCATAAAGCGTCATATTCTGCGGCGCTTTTTTGGCGATCATTGCCGCGAACTTTTCCTTCAAAGACGGCTCCAGCACCAAATCGTCCAAGGTTTTGGGAGCGTATTTGAAAACCCATCCATAGCCATTAAATTCTTCACTCATTTCAGCAAAGTCCTTCCTTTAACCGATTCCATTTACTATTCAAAGCTACTTCTTCTTTAAGATGATAAATTGCCGCATCAATGATGTCTTGAACTTTAAGCCCGCAGAGCTTATTTTTATATTCTTTTGTCAACGTTGAAATTTCTTCGTGCTCAAAAAAATGTCTAGTGACAATTTCTTTTTCCAAGCCATCTAAATTTTCTTCCACCAACTTTCTCAAGTAAGCAAAATCGATGGATGACGTAGCCGGAAGATCATAATCTTCATTCATAACAGCCTCAGCCATAACAGCGTCACCGGCGTTACTATCTGGATTGTCCATCAAAGCATCGAGACTTATCGATGAAGTTTCATTATTTTCATCAAATTCGATAGTATCTTTAACCGTTTCGTATGGCATTCCACAAAGAATAGCCAATTCGTGATAACTCGGCTCTTTGCCATTGTGCTTGTTCTTATACTTTATTTGTTCACGTCGTATTTTATTAAGTTTTGCGCAATATGAACTTTGACGTTTGATAAAAAACCAACCGCGAATTTCCGCGTAAACGTAATACCGAATCCAAAATGAAGCATACCGAATGAAAGTTCCGTATTTTGAACGGTTGGCCGCAGTAACTAAGCCCAGCATTCCTGCCGATATCAAAACGTCTCTCGGTATGCCAACATATCTGTAATAGCGAGAAAATTCCTTGTCGATTAAATGGTAGACGAATGGCAAATTATCAGTGGCTAGCTGTATTGGCGTTTTTGTATTTGCTGTTTT